CGCTCGATGATGATGGAGCAACTCGAACGTCATCTCGCAGACCTGTCCGTTGTAGTCCATCTCCATCGGCTCGAACAGCGGCAACGCGTTGCGGATGAACTCCTGCACGCGTTGGCCGACCTCGTAGGCCGTCATGTCTGGGCCGCCAACCGGCGGTAGGTTCAGCTTCGAGAGGTAGAACGCGTCGGCCAGCTGGGTGCGGATGTCCTGCATCCAGTCCATACCGAACCCGAGTCCGCCCTTGTCTTGTGTCATCGGCCTGAGCACCTCGCCGAGACGCTCGTCATACTCTGCATCGACCCACGTGATGCCGCCCGCATAGACCGCGATGTCTCCGCGGATCGCCTCTTGCACGGCGACCATCGGCGGGTTGGTGGCCTTCTCGCCAGCCTCGAGCAGTGTGCGTGTCACGTCCTGGATCAGCCTGGCATCGGGCAGTGCAGCCACGACCGCTGGGCTGTGCGCGTACTGCGAACCGCTCACTGTCTGCCAGCGCGGGATCGCGTAGTGGGTTGTCCAGCTGCCCACGCACTCCATCTCGTGCTTGTGGTCAACGTCGATGTAGCAGGACACGTACGGAGTGCGGAACGGCTTGCCGCCTTCCATGTCACCGTACTCGGGCGCCGGCATGACCACGTGGCGGACGTTGATCTCGCAGTATGGGTCTTTCGCCATCTTGCGCAGCACTTCAGGGTGCACTCGGTCCTTGCCGAACAGAGCCACGAGTTCGCGCGCTGTGGGTTTCCATTTGCGGTGTATCGTGGTGATCTTGCCGGTCGCGTCTTCGCACCAGGCTACGTCGCGCAGGTGCCAGCATCGGTAGAGTATGCCATCGGCCGTAGGGTTCATCTCGATCGAGATGCAGCACTGGCCGAACGCGGCGAAGTCGTGGTCCGCTTCCTTGGTCGCCCGTGTGAACTGCGAGCGACGGTCATACATCAGGTTCTTGACGAACTTCGACAGCCACTCGAGGTACTGCTTGGCTGTCGTGTCTTCCTTGTCGGGGTGACGGGTGCGCAGGTGAAACCAGTCCTTGGCCGTGGGGCGCAGCATGGCGCCGAACGAGTTGCCGAGGTCCCGCCTGGCGAGTACCGGATAGCTCGACATGAGGTTGCGCGCCATCTCCTCCCCGGTATTACGAATGCTTAAAAAATCAGCCCTCTCGGGATAAAAATTCTGAGCAATTTCGTCCCAGAGCGACAGCAGCGAACCGCGCTTATTGAAAAGCTGGTCCCCATGCTGCACCAAGGTTTCAACGCAGGACATCAGCCGAGTGTCTCGTTCTCGCCTGCGTCAGACAGCAACGTGCTGGCACGGCCGCCGCGCTGGGTGTTGAGGGACAGGGCCTTCTTTTTCTTCTTGCGGATCGACTCCTCGTCAGCCATCGGCACGGGAGGCGGAGGCGCGGGGATCGGTACGGGCTTTGGGGCTTTCGGGGCTTTGAACAGTTTGCTCATGGGTCAATCCTCCGGGGGCATGCGCAGTGCGAGTGGCGCATTATCCTGCGCGTATCGCCTGCTGTCTACCACAATATGCGTGTAGCATGCGCTACAGACTAGCGCTTGGGTCTCATCCGACCCAGCACCACTTGCGGGATCTTGCGTCGCTGCAGTTCCTTGAAGCCGCCTGGCACGTTCGCTTCCTTCAGACCCTTGGTCCACGCCATGATCACCGCGTCACCCTCGTCGGTACTGCGGCCGAGCCGCTCGCACACCTTCTTCTTCGACTCGACCGTGATCATCTTGCTGTCCGGCTCGTAGGTCGGCGCCGTGAGGTCGGCCAGCAGCGTGGCGCTAGGTGGTAACGCAATGTGACTACCCCCGGGTTGGCCGGGGTCGAGCGCTTCCCTGAACCGCCAGATCGCAGCGCTTCGGTTGTTGCTGAACGTGAACCGCCCACACAGCGTCTTGCCGAACCCCTTCTCGGCGCCCTTGTATCCGATCGCCTTGATCTGGTTCTCGTGCAGCTGCTCGTACATGCTGCTGCCATACCCGCCTCCCAGGTCGACGATCACCTCGGCGCTGTCGCGTCTCTGCATCACGACGATGCCTGCGCAGTAGCGGCCGGCTGCTTCGATCGGGATCTCTTTCGCGGGGATGATCAGCATCTTGTCGTACCAGCCGCCATGACGTCTGGCTATGATCATCGGGTCAGTCCCGCCTCCCGATGCGTCGACACCCATCGCGCACATCGGTATGCCGGAAGGGGGCTGCGGTGTCCAGCACTCTTGCGCCATGCGGACCCATGCAGTCGGGATGCACTGGTACGCCGTGTCCTTCAGTCCCAGATCGAACCGCCCGTCGCGGTAGGCTGCGCGCAGCTCCTCGGGTAGCGCTGCGAGTGTGGCCGCGTAGTCGGTGTTGGCCAAGTCAGGATTGTCCTCGAGCTTGGCCGGGATGAACGTGCGGCTGCGCGCCTTGATCCACTCGCCGCGGATCAGGTGCGGGCCTGGGCCGTCCACCTCGATCTCATGGTCGTCTTCGCCCGCGGTGAACCAGCGCAGCTCGCCAGGGTTGGCAGGGTTGGGGTGGTTGGGGTCGAGCCATGCAGCCCACCGCTTGATGAGCCAGAGGCCAGCAGGGCTTGTAGGTGGGTTGCCTGTCGCTACCACTCGGCACCGCTGCCCGGGCCGCGTTGACCTATTCCATGTGGTTATGAAGACGTACTGGGACTCGCTGAAATCCCCCAGCTCATCGAAGCAGATCAGGTCGTGCGGCTGGCCCTTGTAGCGCTGTTTGTCTTCCTCGAGCTGGCAGCCGCCGATCTCGATCGTGCGGTCCTCGAATCGCCAGATGCCCTGCTGCTGCGACCAGCCGTCGCGCGTACCGACAATCGCGGCGAGATCTTCAACCAGGCCCTGCGTCTCTTTCGCTGTGCGCCGCAGGATCAGCGATCGCTCGTGCTCAGTGAGTGCGAGGCCGAGGATCAGAGCGGTCTTGCCGCCTCCGGCTTGGCCACCGTAGAACAGCTCGTCGGCCTCAGTGAATACGGCCTCGGTCTGCGGCCCGCTGTTGGGCACCCATGGTCTATCCCCCACCAGCTTGTCGGCATTCGCGAGCAGCTCCTGCTGCTGCTGCTCAGGCATCACGTCAAACGCTGCAAGGATCTCGCTTAGGCTCATGGCATATACCGGTTGGTGAAAAAGCCCAGCCCCGAAGGGCTAGGCTGTTATGCTGCTTGCATCAACGCTCGGCGACGACTTTGATGTAGTCCACCTGCAGCGTCTCGGCACCCGCCGTGGGGCCGGCCTTGACGCCGATCACGAGGTGCATCTCTTCCAGGCCCGACAGGGTGATCGTGTGAGCTGTACCCTTCGTGAACGTGTTGCTGCCGTTGACCGCGTAGAACGGGGTGACCGTCGCGGTCGTGGCTGTGGAGCTGTTGCCACCATCGAAGAAGAAGCCCACGCGGGTCCACGTGTCGGTCACGCTGGTCACGGCGTCGGCCGTGGTCACCTGGGTGCCGGCGTTGCTGGTCTCGAAGTTCAACGTCATCGAGGTCTCGGGCGTCTTGTAGATCAGGGCGCCGTCGTACGAAGCCAGAGGGCCGGCCGCGTTGGCCTGCATGCCGCCCGTGGGCAGCGTGTCGGTCAGACCGAACCACCACGTCGACTCGCTGGTCGTCGCTTCGGACAGCTTGACACGGGCCTCGGCCCACAGCCGCTTGCCGGCCGCGAACTTGAACGCCTCATGCTGCAGGCTCATCGCGTGGTGGTCGTTGTCCGACGCCGCGGTCACGATGTTGTAGATGCCGCCGGCCGCGTCTTGGTAGGCGTTGGTGCCGGTTCCCGAGTCGTCGGTGCTCACGAGCGCGGTGACGTCAGACGCGGTCGCCGAGGCGGGGTACATGAAGTCGTCAAAGAACTCGTAGAAGTGGTACGGGCTGTCGCTCGGGGCGCCTTCCCAAAGCGGATCAGACGGGGCGGTGACCGCGTTGCCGTCGAGGATCAGCTGGCCGGCCGAGTTGATGCCGAGCCGCTTGCCGTGGATCGAGACGAGGATGTCATTCGTTTTGTTCGTTGCCATGGTGTTTCCTTCCTTTATACGTCCCACTACAGGCGGACATTGCTTATGCTGCGAAAGTGGCCAGACCCCCTGGCCATGGGTGAAACTCGGTTAAGCCATGTCCTCACCGCTCAGGGAATCAACGCTAGTGGCATCAGGCGCCTCGCCAGCAGGTTTGTCCTTGTCGCGCATAGCCACGGCCAGGGCGAAGGCGATCTTGCGGCCGATAGCGGTCGGAGACTCCTCGATCTTCAGCGCGCCACCGTCAGGGCCGCTGAGTTCGACCTTGCTCGCGTCGCCATATTCGCGTTTCCGCTTGGCCTTCAGCATCAATGCCAAGAGCGAGTCGGAGTATTGCTGCTCGTTGCCTACCCGCACGCCTTGGTGCCAGACGCCCTTCTCGACCCCCGCGACGGCGCGGCGTGTGGCCTCGGCCTCGAGGTGGTCGGCGAAGGCCTCACGGGCCTCCTGCCATCGCTGGGCGAACTCGGGATCTTTGTCGCGCCACCCGTAGACCGTTCGAGGCGGCAGCCCTGAGACCTCGGCCGCTTTGCCGACGTGGTCGGTCCTCGCCAGTTCGGCGAAGAACGTGTCGATCTTGCGTTGGTCAACAGGGTCGGTTTTTCGTGTCATGCAGCGCGTTATACACGCGTCTGGCGAGGTATGCAATTGTATTACGTGCTACACAGATTCGCTGTTTGCGAATAGCGAATGGGGCGTCCTCGGGATTCCGAGACCGGTGAGTATTAGCCAAATCGCATGTTGCAGAATCTTGCGCGCGACCCTTCGAGCGATTCTCCGGTGGGTGTGTTTTGCCTCCTTGCAGTTTTTTACAAGTGTATCGGTCAATCCAATAGCAGAAAAGCAGAACCCTAAAGGGAGTTCTGCTTTTTCTGCTACCCTTTTGGATCTTTGCGAGTAGCAGAAATTGACAGTTCTGCTAGTTTCCGCTTTTCTGCTAGTCCCTTTTAGAGATGCAAGAAAACTGCATCTTGCAGAAAACAGCGTGCTACCCACGAAGCACACCCCCATACGCTCTGACCAAAACGCCACGATTAAGCAGCTCCACAAACGCTTCCCGCATCGTTTGCGTCCTGACTTTGGCGCCCGCCGCCTCGCGCCGAGCTTTTGCTGAGGCGATCAGGGCA